TACTAGATGGATTGATAGCTTTGTTTATTATGGTGATAGATGTGATGACGGACAGGCACTTAAATTTCCTAGAAATAATTATCAGGTAGATGGTGTTGAGTTGGCCTGTTCTGCTATTCCATTAAATATTAAATATGCACAATATGAATTAGCTAGAGCTTTGGCAAATGATACTGGTGCTATTACTGGTACTACTGGTAAAGATGGTAATTTTTCTGAGGTAAAATTAGGAGATTTACAAGTTAAATACAATACTGATAGTCAAGGCACTGGTTCTATAAATAATATTTTGGATGTTTATCCATGGTTACAAAGTTATCTTGGAGCCTATATGCTAGGTGGAGCAGGAACATTTCAGATGAGGGTAGTTAGAGGATAATGGCAGGTCAATTAGATTCATTATTTAAAAGTGTTGCCAAACAGGTTGTTGCCGATTTGGGTACTTCTTTTGATTCGACTATTACTTATGTAAAAAAAGGAATAGCAAGTTATAACGTGGAAACAGGTGAACAAGTTAGTATTGATACTACTTATGAAAATTTAAAAGCACCAGTTGAATTTGTCAGATCAGAAGAAGAAAGTGATCAGGAAATGAGAGAGGCAAGAATTTACATAACACCAGATCTTATTGGCAATAATCAACCAACATTAGATGATGAATTAAAGTTATCATATGCTGGATCTACTAGAGTTGGACAAATAACAAGTATTGATACAAAGCAAGGTGGACAAACTTATCTATTTACATTATTAGTGAGGTTCTAATGGTTAGAGATATAAAAAATGCAAAACCAGATTTAGATGCACAGCTAAATGAAGCATTTAATTCAATGATTGGAGATGTTTTAGCTGATCTTGCAACTGAAACCAATAGTCCAGTATATACAGGATTTTTAGCATCAAGTTGGAGAGCACAAAAAAGTCAGGTAAGACAAAAAGATAGAAGAGAAGATTTTGAACCTTGGGCATCTATAAAAAGAGAACATGATTTACCAAAAGGTGGTGAAGGATGGAAACCAGCAGGATCAAAACCATCTAATCCAGTTATAAAACCTAGATTTTCTCCTCCGACTTTTGATTATAGAAAAGGATGTTTTATTGGCAATCAAGCTGAGTATTCAAGTTATGTTATTGAAGATCCACGAATAGCAAAATATGTAAAAAATGATGTAAAAAATACTATTAATGAAAACTTTAAAGAGAAAAAACGTGGTGCTATTAAACTTGGTACTGCTCAGAAAAAAGTCTTGTTTGGTAAAGGCAGTAAAAAAGGTAGAAAATATACTGGTACTTCTGAATTTTAATTATGACTTTAGTTAACACAAGAGCAGCTTTTGAAAAAGCAGTCACTGATGCTGTAGCAGATGTAGATCCAACTGTATTAATGGTTTATGATAATGTTCACTTTACAAGTCCTGGAAAAACAAAAAAATATATAATTATGACTTTAGATTTTGGACAATCTACTTTACAAAATCAAGGTGCTTCTTCAGATTATTATGCTGGAGTAATTCAATGTAATGTTTATTGTCCAAAAGGCAAAGGCACTTCAGTTTTATCGGAGATAAGTGAAGCTGTAATTGATGGACTTACATCTGTTAATTCTTCTAATTATGTAGATGATTTTAGTTGTAAACCAAGAGTTTTAGATATTACTGGTCCAACTCCTTTAAACATTGAGGATAGAAGTCATTTTGTAGGTGTAATATCTTGCCAATTTACCGCTAACGCTTAATATAGTAGAGTAATATAATTTTGATATGACAAGAGCAGTAGACCTACTCAAAAACAGGTTTGGAGTTTCACAACTTTACAAGCACGACATTAAACACGATGATGAAATTATTCTTACTGTTTACTGGCATCCACTAACTATTGCCGAAAGAGAGGCAATACAAAAGAAGACTATTAGTGATGATACAAACGATTATGCCTTACAGATGATGATTGAAAAAGCACTAGATAAAGATGGTAAACGCATTTTTTCAGATGGAGACAAGGCATCATTAAGAAGAGAAATAGAAGCCAATGTTCTTGAAGAGATTCAATTAGCAATGATCAGTGCTGGTGCTGATAAGGAGGTAAAAGAGGCTAAAGCCGATTTGAAAAGCTAATGGTGATTGGAAGTTTATATTTGCTTTAGCTAAACAATTACATAAAACTGTAGCTGAATTATGTGAAACTTTAACTGTCGAAGAGATGATAGCTTGGGCTGCGTATGCAGAAATAGAAAATGAAGAATATGAAAAACGACAAGAGCAAGCACAGAGAGTTAGTGCTTTAAAAGGCAAAAGAAGGTAAGATAGGTTTAATATTTGGTTTTTTATAGCAAGTGGCTAATTACGGAATAAATATTGATGTAAAGGTTAAGGCAGGACAATTAACTAACTTTAATAACCTCTTAGATAAAACTAATGACAGAATAGATGCAGCAAATAAAAATATACAAAGGTTTGCTTCATTAAGTCCAAAACATATTCGACCTGTAAGTGAAAGTTTTAACAATTTAACCATGATGGTTAATGAAGCTAATAAAGCTTTTAATAAATCTACTTTAGGCACTCCACAAGCAGCAGAAGCAGCTAGAAATCTTGTAAAAGCAAATGAACAATTAAATCTGGGATTAGAAAAAAGAGCAAAGCTTTTACAACAAGTTACTCTTGAAATGAAAAATCAGAAGTTAGCAGAAAAAGGTATAAGACCTGGAACTATGTTTTCTGGTCCAATAGGCCCAGGTCAAGCTACTTCTATGTTCAAAGGTAAAGTTGAAGCAAATGTAGCAAGGTCACGGGAAATTAGAGAAATAGCTGCTGCTGGATCAAATCGTGCTGGTTTAGGTGGTGGATTTAAAGAATTTAATAAAAATGTAAAAAAAATACAGGCAGATACCAAAAAAATGAGAGGTACTTTAGCTCAATTATCTGCGAGTCAATTTGCTTCTACTGCACCTTTTGGTGTACCTGGTGGAAATATTGGTCCTGCTTTACCTCCCCCTGCTGGCATTTTTAGCAGATTAGGTTTTGGTGCGAGAGCAAATCCTAAAGGTCCTTTTGCAATGCAAGGTGGAGCATCGGCTCGTTTAAAAGGTGGTGTTGGTAGTGCATTGATTGGTGGAGGTTTTCCTGCCTTATTTGGTGCTGGTGGTATAAGTTCTGGATTCGGTGCTGTAGCTGGTGGTGCTGGAGGAGCACTTGCACCTGGAGGTGGTTTTGCTGCTTCTATTGCTGCTACTGCTATTGCTGCTCAAATAGAAAAGACCATAGCTTTTAATAAAGCAGTAGATGATTTAAATGTATCAATAGCAGCTACAGGTGGAACTTCATTGTTCTCTTCAAAACAAGTAGCTGAATTTGCTAAGTCTCTTGGAATGACCAAAGATGAAGCACTCGAAGCATTAAAAGCATTCAAACAATTTGAAGCATCGGCAAGAATTGCATTAACTCGAACATTTGGATCAGAGGGTGTTTTTGATATTTTTGCAGGACTAAAAGATAATGCTTCATTAATAAATGCTTTGCCTGGATTATCTAAAGAATTAAGTTTAAATCAGGCTCAAAGAGCTTTAGAAACTTTAAAAACAAAGGGAGCTATTGATGCTGAAGATCAATTATTACAAGGGATTATTAATAAAAATAATCAAATTATTAAACAAGAAGCTGAAAAACTAAATTTCTTTCAAAGACAACTAAGTAAATTAAATCCACTTAGAGGTAAAGGATTATCTGCTTTTATAAGTGGTTCTCTTACTATGGAAGAGGCTGCTGAGAAGCGAGGTGAAGATGCTTTAGCAGAACAAAAAAAACAAAATATTATTGCTTTGGAAAGATTAAGAATACAAAGAGAATTTAATGAAGAACTTGAAAGACAAGCAATTATAAAAGCTCCTATTGATGAATTAAAGGAATTAAATGATACTTTAAGACAGATTGATGCTTTAGGAAAAAGTATTGGTAGTAGTTTTTCTGAATCTTTTAAAGGTATTGTCAAAGGTTCCATGACAGCACAAGAAGCATTAAGAAATATGTTTCAACGTACAGCAGATCATTTTATTGATATGGCTGCACAAATGTTATCTGCTCAAATAAGATCAGGTCTTTTTGGTATGTTTGGTGGTATGTTTGGTGGCATGAAAAGTAATCCTTTGGGTATGCGTCAGCAAGGAGTTGGAGCTAGTGCAAATATTTTAGGTCGACATGCAGTGGGTACGCAAGCTATGCAACCCAAGTTAAAATTTGCCGAGGGAGGTAGACCTCCTCTTGGTAGAGCTTCATTAGTAGGAGAAAGAGGTCCAGAACTTTTTGTTCCTGACAGAGCAGGTACTATAATTCCAAATCATGCTATGGGTGGTACAACAAATATCGTAGTAAATGTAGATGCTTCTGGTTCTTCTGTTGAAGGAGATGAACAACAGGGTCGAGAACTTGGTCGTTTGATTTCCGCAGCGATACAATCAGAATTAATAGAACAAAGAAGACCTGGAGGTTTACTTAGATAATGGCTACTTTTCCTTCAATAAAGCCTACATATGGACAGCGAAAAAGATCCGCACCATTAACTCGTATTATCCGTTTCGCCGATGGCTATGAACATCGAATTATTTTTGGACTTGCTCAACATCAAAATCCAAAAATATTTAATTTTACATATAACGTTTCAGAGACAGAAGCAGACACTATAGAAACATTTTTAGACGATAGAGCAAATGATAGTGCTAGTTTTGATTTTCCTACAAATTATTTACCTGGAGAGACAGCTTCAAACTTTAGATTTGTTTGCGAACAATGGAGTAAATCGATACCCTATAACAATAGAGCGACTATTCAAGCTACCTTTAGACAAGTATTTGAACCAGTGTAGTCATGCCAGTATCAGCAGCAGTATTCGATGATTTACAGTCAATAAATCCGTCAGCGATTATTGAATTATATACTCTTCAATTAGCATCTGCATTACACTATGATCCTTGGGAAGCAAGTAAAAGTTATACGGTTAATAATGTTGTAGGTCATTCTGGTTCAAATCAAGCAATAAATTTTAGATGCACTGTAGCTGGACAAAGTGGAACGAGTGAACCAAGTTTATTTGAATCTGCAACTATTGGACAAACAATTACTGATAACCAAGTCACATGGACTGCTCAAAGTGTTGAAATTTATCGTTTTCATTCAGGAAGTAATTTAAATGCAAATGGAAAAATAGTTTGGGATGGTAACGATTACCTTAGATTTCCGATATTAGCATCAGGATTTGCGTTTCAAGGAGGACAGTTGCCTAGACCTAAAATATCCATTAGTAATGCGACAGGGTTTATGACTTCAATTCTTTTATCTCTTAATCAAGTTACAGGTGGTAATGATTTAACAGGAGCGATATTAACAAGAATAAGAACTCTTGCTAAATTTATTGATGCTCCTAATTTTGCTGACGGACAAAATCCAGATGCCGATCCAACAGCAGAATTTCCAAGAGAAATCTATGGAATAGATCGTAAATCAACAGAAACTAGAGAACTTGTAGAATTCGAACTTGCTGCTCCTACAGACCTTGCTGGTGTAAGAATACCCAAGCGTCAATGCACAAGAAAAGACTTTCCCTCTATTGGTACGTTTGGATAATGAACTGGAAAGAAAAAGCACTACTTCATGCAAAAGAGCAAGATCCAAAAGAATGTTGTGGTCTTTTGTTGAATGTAAAGGGTAAAGAAAGGTATCACCCATGCCGTAATCTTTCAATAACAGATCATCAATGTTTTATTTTAGATCCAGAAGATTATGTAAAAGCAGATGATATCGGTGAGATTGTTGGTATTGTTCATAGCCATCCCATAACGCCTCCTAATCCTAGTCAAGCGGATAAGATTGGTTGTGAAGATAGTAATTTACCTTGGTATATTGTTAATCCAAAAACAGAACAATGGGCATATTTAGAACCATGCGGATATAAAGCACCGTTATTGGGTCGTCAATGGGTATGGGGTATTACGGATTGTTGGAGTTTAGTTAGAGATTGGTATAAAGAAGAAAAAAATATAGATCTTAAAGATTGGGAAAGACCTACGACACCACAAGAATTTTTAGATAATCCGTTATTTGAAAGCTGTGCTTGGAGAACTGGTTTCAGAGAGTTAAGGCCAGAAGAACCTTTAAAAGATGGAGATGTACTTCTAATGTCGATATTACATCCAACTTTAAATCATGTAGCATTATTTTTTGAAGGAGATGTAATTCATCATTTAACCGATAGACTATCTTGTAGAGAACCTTACTCTGAATGGCTGTTAAAATGTACTGGAAAGAGGTATCGTTATGCTTCGTAAAATAAAATTATATGGACAATTAGCAGAATTTATTGGACACAAAGAGTTTGAAGTAGAAGTTGATTCGGTGGCAAAAGCCGTTAGCTTTTTAATTTATAATTTTCCGAATGTAGAAAAGTTTATGGGTCCAAAATATTATCATGTAAAAGTTGGTAATTATGAAATTGATAAGGATGAACTATCTTATCCAATAGGAAAAGAAGACATACATTTTATTCCAGCAATCAGTGGTGCTGGTAGAGGTTTTGGAAAAGTATTATTAGGAGCAGCTTTAATAGGTGTAGGCTTTTTAGCACCAGGAGCACAATTTGGTGGACTTGGTGGATTTGCAGCAAAGACGGCAGGTCAATTTAGTTTGGGAGCAGCTATTGGTAATGTAGGTATTGGACTTACTTTGCTTGGAGTTAGTGATTTACTTTTCCCATTACCTCAAGCTGACTTTTCAGAAGGCGACCCTCAATTATCTTTTAACTTTAGTGGGATACAAAATACATCAAGAGCAGGTACACCAGTTCCTATAGTTTATGGAGAAATATTTACTGGTTCTGTTGTAATTTCAGCAGCCGTTGATACTAATCAGGTAGACGCATGACCGACAAAAATAAAACTATCAAAGGTTCTGGAGGTGGTAGACAGGCTCCTCCAACTCCATATCGCGCTCCTGATACTTTACATAGCAGAAGTTTTGCAACGATTCAGGATTTAATATCTGAAGGTGAAATAGAAGGTTTTGCAACAGCATCAAAAGAAAACAGAACAAAAGGAACTTCAGCTTATTTAGAAGCAGGGAAAAAAGATGTATTTTTTGGTGATACTCCAGTTTTAAATGCTAGTGCTGATAGTACAAATCCTCAACCAACAGATTTTAATTTTGTAGATGTTGGGTTTGATACTCGTTTTGGTACGGCTAATCAAACAGCATTACCAGGGATACCAGCAGAAACAAGAAGTCCTACTACTGTTGGTGTAACTGTAACTACCAGTGCTCCTGTCACTAGACAAATTACCAATACAGATGTAGATGCTGTAATTGTTACTTTAACTTGGCCTCAAATTCAAGTAGCAGAAGATGATGGAGACTTAAGAGGAGATACTGTTGATTACAAAATACAAGTTCAATATCAGTCTGGTGGATACATAGATCATGTCATCCCAACAATAGGAAGGGTTAGTGGTCGAACAGGAGATGCTTATACAAAAGATCATAGAATCACTTTGGATAGAGCCAGAATAGATGCTGGAACTGCTTTCCCTGTTGATATACGAGTTATCCGCATAACAGCAGATAGCACAACCTCAGATAGGATAAATGCTTTTCAAGTTACGAGTATTCAAGAAGTTATTGATAATAGTTCAACTTATAACAACAGTGCTTACTGTGCTGTTCGTTTGGATAGTAAACAATTTAATAGTATTCCTTCAAGAAAATATCGTATTAGAGGTATAAAAGTAAGAATCCCTGGTGCTGGAGCCAATAACTCTGGAACTCCTACTGTTGATAATGCAACAGGAAGAATAATTTATCCAGAAAATTATATTTTTAATGGTGTTATGGGTGCTGCTGTCTATACCAATTGCCCTGCAATGTGTTTACTTGATTTACTTACTAATACTCGTTATGGTCTAGGAGATCATATAAAAGAAAGCAATTTAGATTTATTTAGTTTTGTTGCTGCAAGTAAATATGCTAATGAATTAGTTTCCGATGGTCAGAATGGTACAGAGGCTAGATTTAGTTGTAATGTCAACATTCAAAGTCCTCAAGAAGCATTTACGGCCATAAATAATTTATCAGGTGTTATGAGGTGTATGCCAATATGGTCTGCTGGAACTATAAACATATCTCAAGATAAAGAAACACAAGCAAGTTATTTATTTAATTTAGCCAATGTAGGAGTTAATGGATTTAGTTATTCAGGAAGCAGTTTAAAACAACGTCATTCTGTTATTTCCGTTGCCTACTTCAATATGGATTCAACAGAAATTGATTTTGAAGTAGTAGAAGATGAAACAGCTATAGCGAAACTTGGAACGATTGTAAAACAAATAAGGGCATATGCCTGTACTTCACGGGGTCAAGCAGCAAGACTTGGAAGGGCAGTATTATTTGCTGAACAGAATGAATCTGAAACTGTTACTTTCACAACTTCTATAGATGCTGGTGTAGTAGTTAGACCTGGGGCTGTTATTGAGATAAACGATCCAGTAAGGGCAGGAGCTAGACGAGGTGGCCGTGTTACAGCAGCAACAACAACTACTATAACTATTGATGCTGAAGCTCAAACAACCTTACCAGCTTTAACCGACAGTCCAACAGTAAGTGTAGTGTTACCTGATGGATCAGTAGAATCTAAATCTATATCTAGTATTTCAGGTGCAGTTTTAACTGTAAGTTCTGCATTTACATCAGCACCAAATGTTAATTCTCCTTATTTAATATCCAGTACAACATTACAGACTCAATTATTTAGAGTAATTCAAGTAGAAGAACAGGACGATGTTAATTATGTAATTACGGCTTTATCTTATGTCCCAGGAAAATATGCTTTTATAGAAAATAATGATCCTCTACCCACAAGAAATGTATCTTTATTAAGTGCTCCTGCATCTGCTCCAGTTGGCTTGAGTGTTGATGAAAAAATAGTAGTTATTAATAATATGGCTAGAAGTAAACTTATTATTAGCTGGCAAGCTGTAACTGGTGTAACCCAATATCAAGTTAATTACAAATATGAGGATACTAATTTTGTTTCACAAGTAGTATTTAGTAATGATTTTGAACTGTTAGATAGTAAAAGAGGAACTTATACAATTCAGGTATTTGCGTACAATGCAGCTTTATTTTTATCTGCGAATGGATCTGAAACTACTTTTACTGCATCAGGTAAAACTGCTATACCAGAAGATGTATCTGGCTTAAGTATTGAACCTGTAAATGAACAATTTATAAGATTACGTTTTAACCAAGCAACGGCTGTGGATGTTCTTCATGGTGGCTTTGTAATCGTAAGGCATACAGATCAAACAGGTTCATCTGCTACATTTGCTTCAGCACAAGATGTTATTCAAGCTGTACCTGGTAATGCAACTGAAGCTATAGTACCTGCATTAGATGGAACTTATCTACTTAAATTTGAAGACGATGGAGGAAGGTTAAGTGCAAATGCAGCAGCTATAGAATCTAATCTTGTAGAAATTTTAGATTCTATTCTTATAAAATTTGATAGAGAAGATAATGATAGTCCACCGTTTAACAACACGACAACTAGTTTGTTTAATAATACTCAGTATGATTCAACTAAAGGTGGATTAAATTTAATCAGCACAGCAATTACAAGTCCTGCTACTAAGGCAACAGGTACTTATGATTTTATAGACACTTTAGATTTAGGAGGTACTTTTTCTCTTGTTTTAAAAAGACATTTTCAAGGTGCTGGTTATTATCCTTCAGCTTTATTTGATGACAGAGTAGGTTTAGTAAATGATTGGCCTGATTGGGATGGAGATGCTGCTGATAGTGCAAATGCTAAATTAGCTGTACGAACATCTAATGACATGAGCACTTATACAGGTTTTAATGAATTTTCTAATGGTACGTTTAAAGGAAGAGGTTTTCAATTTAGAGTGACATTAGAAAGCAGTGATCCTGGTCAAAACATAGTATTACAACAGCTTGGATACAGAGCAGAAATGCCATCAAGAACTGAAAGAAGTTATGTATCTGGAAGTTCGACTTCTATAAGTCCTATTGATTCTGGAACGTCTTCATCAGGTGTAGATGTTACTTTTGGAAGTCCATTTTTTGTTGGTACAACTGCTTTAGGAGGTACAAATTTTTATAAACCATCAGTTGCAATTACAATTATGGGTCAAAATTCAGGTGATTATGCCACTATAAAAACGGATTCAAACGGTGATTTCTTAAACGCTGCTGGAACAATCGTGACAGGAACAGGATTTAATGTAAGCATAAAAGATGTCAATAATAACCCAATAAATAAGAAATTTACATTTCAAGCTGTTGGTTTCGGCAAAGGAGGATAGAATGGAGGCACATAGTAATTAGTTATGAGTCTTTCGGTTGCAGATTTCACCATTGATAATGCCTCTGGTCAAGCTGTCAGATTAGATATACAAGCCTGTTTTAAAGCATTACAGGGTCAAAGTGCTGAGACTACTGACATTGGACAAGGAGCAGCAGCAAGTACTCAATGTGTTGCTGGTATGACTTTTCTAAATACTGGAACTAATGCTGGTGCTGGACCTACTTTAAAAATTAGAAATAGTGGAAATAGTGCTTTTACTGTGATTGGCCCTATAGACGAACCACATTTAGGTTTATTGCCTGTTGCTGGTGGTACTATGACAGGTACTTTAAATTTTGGCTCTACTGCTGTTACATCTATAAAGGAAACATCTGCAAACAATAACCTTGCTTTTTTAACTAATAGCACAGAAAGATGGCAAATCAATTCAGCAGGTACATTATTTTCATTGCCTAATTCAAGCAAAGCATCAAATACAGCTTTAAATTTTCTTACTGATCCTGGTGCTGCTTTTTATCAAGTTGGTAATAATTTTGAAGCTTTAAGCCTAGTAAAAAGCGGTACTGATTATGCAACAGCATTGTATATAAACAGAAAAGGATCAGGAGATGGTGTATTTATTGCGTTAGCTAAAGACGATCTTCTTAAATGTAGAATCAGTAATGATGCTGATGGCATATCTATTAACGTATTAGGTTCTGGTAGTTCTAATGTAGCTGGAGCTTTAAAATTTACTGTAGGAAATACTGATAGATGGGCAGTAAACGTTAATGGTGGTTTTCAATGGAAACAAGACCAGTGCCGAAATAAATATGATCTTGGTCATCCTAGCAGTGCAGATGCTTCTGGTACTGATGTTAACAGTGGGATAATGAGATTCGCTGGCCTTACAAGTCGGAGAGGTACAGGTAGTCAGGCTGCGACAGCAAACCCATATAATTTTTTCTGGGATGATTATTCAACAGGCACAACTCATTTAGAATGTTACGTTGACGGATCATTTGTTGGAGATATAAGTGGTCCAACTTCAGACTATAGAATAAAAAGAAACGTAGCTCTACAAACTGAATCAGGTATTGATAAAGTTAAAAATTTAAAACCTATTACATATCAATCTAAAGAATATGGCGTGTTGAAAGAAAGCGATGAAATTAAAGAGGGTTTTTTAGCTCATGAAGTGCAAGAAGTTATACCAAGTGCTGTTAATCGTGAAAAAGATGTAGAAAATGCTTTACAAACTTTAAATTTAGATGCAATAACTTCTGTTTTAACAAAAGCATTACAAGAAGCAGTTGCTAAGATAGAGACATTAGAAACTAAAGTTGCTGCACTCGAGGGAAGTTAATGGCAATTAAACCTGGAAAAAAGAATTTTACAGTTCAAAGAAGAGCAGACTTTCCTGTTCGTTTAATTTTTAAGGATTCTGCTGGAACAGCAGTTAACCTTACAGGATTTACGGTAGAGGCACAAGTTTGGAATAGAGAACGTACCAGTAAATTTGCTGACTTTGGAGTTACTTACACTGATAGAGCTAATGGAACTATTGATATAAAACTAACTGATACTGATACTGCAAATTTCTCCTTAAACATTCTTGAATATGATATAAAGTTAACAGATCCTAACGGTGATAAAATGTATTATTTAGAGGGTACACTATTTGTAAGTGAAGGTTACACAGCATGAGTTCTTCTAATCCTATTGCCATTGTTGAAATTGTCACCCAAGGACCGCAGGGTGTTGCAGGTGCGGACGGTATTCAAGGACCGCAGGGAGAAGGTTCTGCAACAGTCACCATAGGTACAGTAACCACAGGAAATGCTGGATCTTCTGCAACTGTAACTAATAGTGGCACTGCAACAGCAGCAGTTTTAGACTTCACGATACCGAAAGGAGATACTGGACTTCAAGGTATTCAAGGTATCCAAGGTGTCCAAGGTACTGCTGGAAATGACGGTGTAGATGGTGCTGCTGCAACTATAGCTGTAGGAACAGTGACCACTGGTGCTGCTGGATCTTCAGTTACTGTGACCAATTCTGGATCGTCAAGTGCTGCTACTTTCGATTTTACAATTCCAAAAGGCGATCAAGGAATCCAAGGAATCCAAGGTATTCAAGGTATTCAGGGTATTCAAGGGCCAGCAGGAGCAGATGGAGCAGACGGAGCAGACGGAGCCGATGGAGGTATAAGTGATGGAGATAAGGGAGATATTGTTGTAAGTAATTCTGGTGCAACTTTTACTATTGATAATGGTGCTGTTACATCAGCTAAATTAGATACTATTTCAGGTATTACACCAGGTAGTTATACAAATACAAATTTAACAGTTAATGCACAGGGAAGGATTACAGCCGTAGCAACTGGTACTGCTGGTGGTGTTACTTCAGTTACAGGCACAACTCCTATAGTTTCTTCTGGTGGATCGACTCCAGCTATTAGTATTTCAGCAGCTACAACATCTGCTGCTGGTTCAATGTCTGCCACTGATAAAACTAAATTAGATAATATTGAACTTCTTGCAGATGTAACAGACGCAACTAATGTAGACGCTGCTGGTGCGGTAATGAATACTGATACTTCAACTGCTGCAATGAGTTTTGTTGTAGATGAAGATAATATGGCATCTAACAGTGCTACTCAAGTACCGACCCAACAATCAGTAAAAGCTTATGTAGATACAGAAGTTGCAGATATTGTAAATTCAGCACCTTCAAATTTAGATACTTTAAAAGAATTGAGTGATGCTTTAGGTGCAGATGCTAATTTTTCTACAACAGTAACAAATAATATTGCTACTAAATTACCTTTAGCTGGTGGCACAATGACAGGAAATATTGTCATGAGTGGTACAGAAACTGTAGATGGTAGGGATTTATCTGTAGATGGTGCAAAATTAGATGGAATAGATGCTGGAGCTAAAGACGATCAAACTGCTGCTGAAATAAAAACCCTTTTACAGAGTGATCAGTTAACAAATAGTGAGATAGCAAATGCAACTATTACACATACTAAATTGAGTGGTGACATTCCTGCAAATAAACTTGAAGTTAATGATGCTCATATCATTATTGGCAATGCTGGTGCTGATGGTACGTTACAAACCTTAAGTGGTGATGTCTCTATGACTAGAACTGGTGCAGTTACCATAGCTGATGAAGCAGTAACTTTAGCCAAGTTAGAACATGGTACAGCTAGTAACGATGGTTTATTTTTAAGAGCAAACAATGGTGCTGACCCTACATTTAATAGCTACCCAAAAGCGATAGGAAGTGATACTGTTCAGTTTCATGATATACAGTTAGTTCGAGATTCTAGTAATGCTGACCCTGTTATTTCTGCAGTTGGTACAGGAACAACCTTAACATTGCAAACAGGAGGAACTGCCTCTGGAGCTATTAGTTCTATATTAGATAATAGCGGATTACAGCTTGGAAGGAATACAGGATACGTCAAACTAGCAGCACCAGTAGATCAAACAGGTCAAACAAGTTATACACTTACTTTTCCACCAATATCAGGAACTAATGGACAAGTTTTAGTAACAAATGGGTCTGGAACTACAAGTTGGTCTACGATTGATACAAGTTTAGTTGGAGACACCACTCCAGAATTAGGCGGTGATTTAAGTACTAATAATAAAGATATAAAATTTGGTGATGGAGATAGAAATGATGCTACTTTAAACAGACTTCATTTTGGAGCATCTGATGA